GTTCATTTCCTCAAAGGTTCAGGTGTCCTACAACACGCCTACGTCCTTACTTACCAGATCCGCGAGGTTACAGGCATATGGCATCCCTTTCGGGAGCGCGCCCTGTAACTATTTCAGATGACCGGCCGGGCTAAACCAACACTCCACAACCGCTGACCCTCAACTCGTGCACGTTCTCAAGCAACGCGCCATCTGTACCTCTACAGACGACGCGCCGATTCGTTATACGATCGCTCAATATAACTCGGCAAAAGAACAGCCCGTAGAGCGGAGGCGCTAAATGGGATGGCGTCCTACGGCGTTAGACCCTCGCTTCATTTCTTCGAAGGAAATTTTCCAACTTCTATCAGGCAATCACCCGCTTGATGGTCACTATAAGGAGGTAACTCTTCCGAAGGCTCGATCATGAGAGGAAAAGTATCCTCTCTAATCGGCCTAGGAGTCGTGTACCATCTCCTTGTCGCCCCCCAAGTCGGCCTAGAAAGTTTGGAACCCTCACCGAACCCAGAAAGGTAAGGTAAGAAATCCGGACTACTAGGTCGAATCTCGGAAAGCTTCAAGAAGAAATCCAAACGTGATCTCTTCGCCAATGATTTAAATTCACATGAAAATTTCCATGCGGCCATCTCCCGGGCGCTCTTCTTCCTGTCTTCTTTTGATAACGAGCTTGGCTTGACAAAAACGCACCTGTCTCTCGGCACAATAACATTGTGATCGGGCCCAAGATAAGGCACGTCATAAGTCAATGGACTCATCATCAAATTAAACTTTCTCGTAATTCTCCAAGCTAAATCGCCGCGAAAACCAAGTTCCAAAGTAGTCAGGCGCTGGTTTTTAAGTGTGCCCAAATGCCACTTAAAAAACTCAACCCCTGCTCTGTAACGATGATTTCCGTGAATTCCGCTCAGAAAACTCGAAAATGTTTGGGACAACGAAGTAACGTCCTCACACTCTCTAAGCATACCGAATCTCAAGGTCTGGCGAACAACATAACGACCGTGCTTACGCTCGATCAATGTTGAATTCAAAGTACCATAAGAATCGGACACACTCGTTTTTGTCTCTTCGACTTCAAGCCCTAGATGTTTGACTGTATCCATCCACTCCCTTGAGAACTCGGGTGTAGACTGGAACAGAATATCATCACCATTAATGAGGCATGCCTTACCTTCACCCCCTGCGTAAGCAAAAGCTATATAGTTCTGCAAACACAGGAGGGGAAAGCTAAGGTACGATCCCATCATTTGGCCTCTGGTAGGCGTGAAGTCAATCCCATGTTCGAGAGAAAACAAGTTAGGCCTAAGAATATCCATAGCAGCCTTCTTAACAGACTGAGGCACAGAGACCGCAGTTGAAAGAATAGCTTCAAGGATAACCTCCGCAACCTCTAGGGAAAGGTTGTCGGTGGCAGACTTGTAATCTCCGGACGTGAGATATTCTCCTTCTACCCTTCTAAAACCGGCTTCACGAAGCTTGTCTGTTGTAACATCCCCACGGTTTAACCACTTCTCTCGAGATATTTTGTCGTAGACCGCCTTATGAAGAGGCCGTAGACAAAGTGTATCGGGAGAGAATTTAGTTAACGCACGGGGCTTACCAGCAGACTGAACGACGATCATCTTGGCAGCCCGATCAAGATTAAAATCCGGTCCTAAGAGGCAAGCCTCAATAAAATCGGAATAATCAAAATCAGAACCAAGACAACCGCCTTCACTTCGGGAATGCTCAGTTGTAGAAGATAGAGGAGGAGAGGTGGTGAGTACGTGATCTTCGTAAAGGACGCGGTCCCAGCCACGTCGAAAGATTTTCAAAGTCTGACGACGGGCGAACTGCAAGTATCCTTTGGGAAGAGCGCGTGCCGGGGACGACAATTTGGCGTGAAGGTCTGAAAGCATATTACGCTCTTGACACCGACAAGAATCGGGTAAGAGTTTTTTTATGCTTTGCCAAGCCATCACTTCAAATTCGTCGTTGGAAGGGCAATTAGATACTAATCCCTTAATCTTCTTCGCGTAATCCGAGCACCGTTTGACCGGGCTCAGATCCACTTGAAGAGGGTCTTTCTCAAAAATGCGCTCCCACGACTTAATGGCCTCATGTACTACTCTCATAGTACGAGCCTGATAGTCGCGGCATTGTCGCGCAGCGGGCTGGTTGTCCGAAGTCATATAAGCCTTTATAAGCGTTGACTAAGACAGCAGCTCAAGGTCCGAATAAGGG